ATGGTATTTTCGTTCTGTAATTGCGAGAGGATTCCCCAAAGGTCTTGCAACGTATCTAGTGTTACGATTGTTGACTGGGAGTCCACGACGAGGGCGAATGAACCGTCTTCGTTTATAAGTTCGAGTTCCAGAACCTCGGAATCGGTAAAGTCTTGCAGGCACTCGTCTTCGTCCATTTGACATAGGTTTTCTAAGAAGAAGTGGATATTAGCAAGATCCAAACAATCAAGAAGTAGAGATTGACAAGATCCAATAATTTGGATAAGAAGTGGAAGTTAGGAAGATCCAGAGTGCGAAGAAGTGGAGATTGTGAAGGTCTTTATAGTTGGAAAAGGGAAGTTCCGGGAATTTTGTGTTTTTGTAATTTCGTCAGCCCGGGGAGAATTCTTTCGGAATTTTCCCTGATTTACGAACTGCGTTCTGGTTGGTGGATGAATACTTCGTATCCATTGGAGGTTAGTAACTATATATAGTGTAGATTCTCGCCGATTTACCATCTTTCGATTATCTCGGCGAAGCCCTGTCATTTTTAATCCTCAAAAAAGACTTAGAATTTTTTCAATGGCAGACTTAGTTTTAACTGAAGTTAGTGATAGTACTCCTAAACCAAAGGGTTTTAGACTTAATACTCAACAGGTATTCTTAACCTATGCCCAGTGTGACAAGACACCACTGGAGATATACGATTTTCTTAGTAAACTGGTAGAAGTAAATAAATATATTGTAGCTCAAGAGAAACATAAAGATGGTAATAACCATATTCATGCGTATTTACTTCTCAAGAATAAAGTAAACATTAGAAATGCTAGACATTTTGACTTAGAAGAGTTCCACCCTAAGGTAGAAGGTTGTAGAAGTTGGAAGAACGTTGTTAAGTACGTTACAAAGGATGGTAATTATATTACCAATTATGATAATGATATTATCAAGAAATTAATTGATGATAGTTTGAAGGTTGGTGATATTTACCAAAAAGCTAGAGACCTTGCTAAAGAAGGGAAAGTACAGGAGGGTATTAGTGTGTTAGAACACAGAAAGACAGTCAGAGACTTGGTAGTTCACGGCAACGCAATTCAAAGGAACCTGCGTGCACTTGGCGTGAAGAGAAGACTTCCTGAGTTCAGTTTAGATGATTTTAATGTTAGTTTTGAATGGGATAGAAGCAAGTCTTTGATATTATGGGGAGAGACCAATACTGGAAAGACTAGTTTAGCTAAAGCTTTGTTACCTCGTGCGTTGTTCGTTACTCACAAAGATAGACTCAAAGAGTACGACGAGAACGAGTATGAGGGACTCATATTCGATGATATGAGCTTTAAACACTGGCCTCGTGAAGCTCAAATACATATAGTAGACTTTGATAATGATAGACAGATAGACGTTAAACACGGTATGGCAGTTATTCCAGCTAGAACTCCTAGAATATTTACCACTAACGTTATGCCAGCTGAAATGTTATTAGCTAACGACGGTGCGATAGCTCGTAGAATACAAGAAGTGTTTATTGATAGAAAGTTATCGAAGAGAACAAGAAGTGGAGATTGTCAAGATCCAACTGCGGTTGGAAGAAGTGGAGATTGTCAAGATCCAATCCCAGCAAGAAGTGGAGATTGTCAAGATCCAATCCCAGCAAGAAGTGGAGATTCGGTGAATCCAACACGTTCATTTAGCTGGGTAGGTCGGAGAAACCGAGATTTCCGTGAGCCGGATGGTTCTCCGGTGGTCAGGGGTTTATTAGAAAGTGGAGATTTGGAAGATCCATTCGGTTGGGCTGACGGGAAAGGTGGCGCGGAGGGCCCTGGCGCTGAAGAGGGCTCCGCCTAAGCAAAGTTATAGGCGGAGCGTCCGGCGCCAAGTTTTTCCGAAGCGCCTGGCTTCGGGTTCGAGTCTTACCCTAATAAATATTATTTTTTTATTTTGTTTGAAGTATTATCTCGTTAGAAGTTTAGATATGCTTTTTGCTATATAAATCGAAAAGTTTAGCGGCAGGTTTGTTGGGTTCAAAGGCTCGGGACGCACGGTGCGCTTCGCTTACCGGCTTTCCCCCCTCGCTGCCACACGACTTAGAGTTTTTTAATACATTTTTATTTTAACAATCAAAGAAAGTTATACGAGCTTTGTAAGAGAGGAAACATGTAGGATTTGAAAGATCAGTACAAGCTAACATATGAATAGAATTATCAACAATATCCGCATTAGTAGCAGAATTCGCTGAATTATAATGTACAGTTAGGGGTGGGTAGAAGTTATGAGTATAATCAATTAATTTAACATGACTTGTAAGCCATGATTCACCAGTAGCATATTCACCATGTACCGCAAAAGGATTTAGCACCGTTCTCATATCATGCAAGATTTTAAATCTTCCAAAGTTATCACCATTTTGAAAAGAGGATATAGGTAAAATAGATGTTGGACCAGAATATATTACACCGTTAGGAGACCAGGGATATGCTCCATTCGTTTGCATATCAATAAATATAATGATTCTTATAGTAGGAGCGTAGAACGCATCACCACTAGCATTAGCTTGGGGATTTAGACCAATTTCACCTTTGAGTTTGAAACTAACTATTTGAACCTTACGACCAATTCGTTGTTGCCAAGAAGTACCTACAGGTATTGCATTAAAAGTACAAGGATTATATACAGGTATTACTGCAGTGTACGGGTCGGCTGAACAGGGTGTGAAGTCAGGAGAAGCTGTATTGATGACTGTTGCTGCCCTCTCAGTGTCATGGTATTTTCGTTCTGTAATTGCGAGAGGATTCCCCAAAGGTCTTGCAACGTATCTAGTGTTACGATTGTTGACTGGGAGTCCACGACGAGGGCGAATGAACCGTCTTCGTTTATAAGTT